GCAAGAATTGGAAAAGTCACAGCCAGCCGTGTTGCCGATGTGGTTGCAAAGACAAAATCGGGCTACTCAGCGAGTCGTGATAACTACATGGCGCAATTGGTCTGCGAACGGCTTACTGGCAAGCCAGCCGAGTCATTTAGCAACGCAGCTATGCAATGGGGTACAGAAACAGAACCACTAGCAAGGGCGGCGTATGAAGCAAAAATGGACGTTTTGGTTGATGAAGTTGGATTCATCGATCACCCAAGTATTGTCAATAGCGGGGCTTCTCCTGATGGACTTGTGGGTATTGACGGACTTATTGAAATAAAGTGTGCCAATACATCGACACATATTGACACATTACTCAGTCAAACAGTACCTAAAAAGTATGCGGATCAAATTTTCTGGCAGATGGCTTGCACTAATCGTGATTGGTGTGACTTTGTATCTTACGACCCACGCCTCCCTCCAGACTTACAGCTATTTATTAAGCGTATTCCTAGAGACGATAAATACATTAAGCTCTTGGAAGCCGAAGTCATAGAGTTTTTGACCGAAACGGCGCACAAAGTGGCCCAATTACTTAACTTGAAAGCATGAAATGAGCAGAACCATTAAAGAAATCACCATTGTTAGCGGCAAATACACCAACAAGGAAGGTCAAGAAAAGTCACGTTATCAGCGCATCGGCTCTATGATTGAAACCAAGAACGGCCCAATGCTTAAGATTGACAGCATTCCAGTAGTTGACGGCGGCTGGAGTGGTTGGGCTTACTTGAACGACCCTAAACCGCAAGATGGTTTTAAACAATCAAGCAAATCATTTGACGAAGACGTGCCTTTCTGATATGATGTTTGAACCATTAACCTAAAGGAAATTAAAATGGGATACTACGGTAAAGAAAAAGCACCTAAAGGTGTTACCGCTTCTGATCGCTCTGGCGAGAAGATGGGTAGTGAAAAAGGCCCAAACAGCACCAAGTTTATGGCTGGTGCTTCTGGTGAAAAAATGCCCAAGGGCGTAAATGCTTCTGATACGTCTGGCGAACGCAAAGCCAAGCTGGTTGGCGGTGTTGCTATGGGCAAGGCTGACAGCATTGGCGACCGTGTTGACGGTCACATGGGCAAAAACGATGGTCGTTTAGGTGAAATGAAGGGTGGCAGCCGTGAACACGTTGCTTACGCCCACGAACGCAAAGACTATAAATAAATAGCGATAACCCCCAAGGTGTGACGACCAAGGGGGCTATCTGACCGTTAACAAGATAGGATTGTTATGGCTGAGATAGATTCTAGAGAAGTTTGCGAAAACTGCAAATTTTGGGAATACACGGGTCACGCTGGTGAGTGCCATCGTTACCCCAATGCCGTTGTGAAATACCAATCGCATTGGTGTGGAGAGTTTAAGGGTAATTTCGCAGTTGCCCCTTTGCCAGCTTCTGTTGGCTCTTTTATTCCAATGGAGAACGTGCCATTTGAGGCATTGGCTCCAATTAAGAAACGTGGGAGGCCAAGTGCTAAGACCTCTGCGTGACAAAATCCTAGTAAAGCCAGAACCCCGCATTAAGTCTGAGCTATGGATTAAAACTGCTGAAGCGGATACTATTGGAACTGTGGTGGCGGTAGGCCCAGGTCGATACCGTGATGATGGGTCATTTGAAGAAATGCCTGTAACAGTTGGTGCTAAGGTCTATTTCGGACACATAGCCAAAGAATATAGTAACGAATACTTAAAGTTCATGGAGTATAAAGAAGATGGTGAACGGTACTTGCTCATGTCGTGGCAAGACGTTTGCTTTGAAGAACTCCCATCAACTTAAAGGATTTACCATGTTTTTTGAAATTGAAAATGTTCGTTTTCGTGCTGCTCAAATGGCTATTGACACCGTTGGTCATGAAGATGGCGAGTGGGTTGAGTTGGCTGATTTGATCGTGGCTTTTGTTAATGAAGAAATTGAATGGTTGGAAGAAGAAGATGCCGCTGAAGAAATCAACGAGTGAAAAAGCGTTCAAGCAGAACATTAAGACTGAAGTGAAAGCTGGCAAGCCTGTTAAGCAAGCTGTCGCTATCGCCTACTCAGAAAAGCGTGAAGCTGAAAAAAAGAAAGGTAAGAAGTAATGTTTAATTTCTCACACACCGAGCATGAAATGCGTGACATCATCCAAGCCCTTGAAGCTCGGATTGTGTCTTTGCAGCAGCACCTGCAAAAACTGTTAGGTGAAGCCAATGCTCAAGCCGTGGCTTTGACAGCCCCTAAAGCTGAAGAACCACAAGAAACTAAACCTGAGTAAATTATTCGGGAACTGTTAAGCCAGCATTTGAGGATGGTGACGCATAGGTTTTTCTGGCTTTCCACTATGCCTTGTTGAAGCCCAAATCAAAGTTCCCCTCTAAATTAACTGTTTAAGTAAAATATCAACAAGAAAAGGAACGCCTATGCCTACACTTGCTGATATTTATAGTTACTTAGATAGTCAAAAACGCCGTTTGAACGATACATTGGCTAACCCTGGGGCAAGTCTCCAGCAAATGCTTGGCATGGCTAACGATCAGGCTCGGAACTTTAACCAAGCCCAACAAGCAGCGGCTGATGAATTCATTAAAACAAAACAACTAAACGGCCCTGCCACGCAAGATGTAGATCGCATGATGGCACAGTCATTAGCTCCTACTGGGATGACTGTATATCATGGGTCGCCATACAAATTTAGTGCTTTTGACCCCAAGAAGATTGGAACTGGTGAAGGGGCACAAGCATTTGGTCATGGATTGTATGTAGCTGAAAATCCAGCTATTGCAAAACAATACCAAAAAAATGTCAAAGACATGGATTCCATTCAAGCCTATAACAAAAGGCTAAAAGAATTGAGTCAGATCATGGATAGTGATTCAGTCTATCCAGGAGCTTACAGAAAGTTCAAGTCAGAAAAAGGCCAAAATGCTGCTGATGAGTACGATCATGTAATGGAAATGAGAAATCAGAAATCTGTTGACCCTGGCAATTTATACAAGATTGACCTGCCAGACGAACACATTGATAAAATGTTGGATTGGGATAAGCCTTTGAGCCAACAGCCAGAAAATGTTAAGTCTGGATTAAAAAACATTGCAGACAAATTTCCCTCTATACCAGATTTTGATTTAAAAAAATGGATGGATGCCGACCCATTAGCTTCAACATGGCACAATGTATTAAATAGAGACTTAGGAGTAAGTCAACCTGATATTGCTTCAACATTGTCAAATCAAGGCATATCTGGAATTAAATACTTTGACCAAGGAAGCCGAGACTCAGCAAGTGGAACACGCAACTTTGTGATCTTTCCTGGTAATGAAGACATTTTGAAGATACAAGATATAAACGGTAAATCAATCAATGACTGAAGTAAAACGACCTGTTGGTAGACCCAGCACTTATGACCCTGCTTACTGTGAGCAAGTCATTGAGTTGGGTAAGCTCGGCAAGTCGGTAGAGCAAATTTCAGCAACATTAGGGTTTTCCCTGCGTGTCTTATACGATTGGAGAGATAAGCACGAGGAATTTCTGCACGCCATGGAATATGCGAAGGAATTAGAGCAAGCGTGGTGGGAAGATCAAGCTCATGCTTACATGGTAGAAACCAAAGAAGGCCCGAAACTGAACGCTTCTTTGTGGTCACGTTCTATGGCTGCACGATTCCCTAAGAAGTATCGTGAGCAGACTAAGACTGAAATTACTGGTGCTGATGGTGCACCGCTGTTAGCTGGTATTCAAGTTACTTTTGTGAAGCCTGATGACGCCGACAATTCAGAACGCTGAATTCCCTGTCAAGCTCTCATTCCTGTTTGAGCCTTGCCGTTATAAGGTTGCCTACGGTGGTCGAGGCGGTGCGAAATCATGGGGTATTGCCAGGGCATTGCTGATTCTTGGTGCTAAAAGCCAATTGCGTATCCTGTGCGCCCGTGAGTTCATGACCTCTATGAAAGATTCGGTGCATAAGCTGCTGAGTGACCAAATAGAGGCGCTAGGGCTGCTTGGTTTCTATGAGATAACCCAAAGTAGCATCCGAGGCAAAAACGGCTCTGAATTCGCTTTTGTGGGCCTTAAGAACAATGTAGCCAACGTGAAGTCTTACGAAGGTGTTGACATTTGTTGGGTGGAAGAAGCCCAGACTGTCAGCCGATTAAGCTGGAACACGTTGATACCTACTATTCGTAAGGAAAAGTCAGAAATCTGGATTAGCTTTAACCCTGAGTTGGAGTCAGATGAAACTTACCAGCGGTTTGTGCTGAACCCGCCGGCTAATAGCAAGGTCGTTAAGATCAACTGGTCAGACAACCCTTGGTTTCCCGAAACGCTGAAGCTGGAGAAGGATTCTCTAAAAGCAAGGGATATTGAGGCGTATAACACGGTCTGGGAAGGTTTATGCCGCCAAACTGTTGACGGTGCTATCTTTGCCCGTGAGATGCAAATGGCTGACTTGGAAGGCCGAATAACGAAAGTAGGATATGACCCAAATAAACCTGTTCATGCTGTCTTTGATTTGGGTTGGTCTGACGCTACTGCTATTTGGTTTGTGCAGTTTATTGGCATGGAGACTCGGCTTATCAGATATGTGGAAGATAGCCAAAAGACTATTTCTGATTACCTGGCAAAGATGCAAACCTTTGGTTATGTCTATGACACCCTTTGGTTGCCGCATGACGCAGAAAACAAAACCTTAGCCGCCAATGGTCGGTCAATCGAACAGATCGTTAAGGCTGCTGGGTATAAAACCAAGATTATTCCGAAAACGCCGATAGTTGACAGTATTAACGCAGCCCGTACACTATTTAGAAACTGCTGGTTTGATAGGGAAAATTGCTACGATGGGCTACAATGCTTACGGCATTACCGCTACGAAGTTGACCCAGATACCAAAGCATTTAGCAAAACGCCTGTTCACGACCAATACAGCCACGGGGCTGATGCGTTTCGAATGCTTGGTTTAATGGTGAATGAACCTCGGCAGCGCAAACCAGTTAGAACGCAGCCACAGGGCTACGGTCAACCTTTAGGATGGATGAACTAATGGCACAAGATATTCCTTACGGCGGTCAAGAA